TGGCAAGCAATAACAATCTTCCTATCTATGTACATCCAAATCCATCATGGAAATGGTCAGCAGTTTGCGAAGGTCCAAACAACATTTATGTATCAGGTTACGCTGGATCTTATTCATCTATTTTTCGCTTAGCATTAGATACAACAACAGGAAATATTCCATTACTTACCCGTAGCCTTGAGGCAGCCATCATGCCCACGGGTGAACAGATTTACTGCATGGGTGCATACCTTGGTAAATTTATTGTCCTTGGCACAAACAAAGGTATTCGCATAGGCACAATTGATACATCGGGCTTTGTGTCTAATGGTTACATTACCTATGGTCCATTGATTGTTATTACTAATGGCTATGATCCAGCCAGCGGAACAGTACTATCTGGCTACGCTTGCCGCAGTCTTACCTTTAATGATCGTTATGCTTATGTAACTATCTCTGACTACATTGACAATGGCGATGGTACATACTCATCTGGCTTAATAAAAATTGATCTTAGTCGTGATTTTGGTACGCTTCAAATGGGATGGGCAACACATCTTCGTGTGCCATCTATAGCAGAGGCTGTAGCCGTATGCGTTATGGGACAAACAAATCAACTTGTTATTGGCGTTAAAGGTACTGGCGTATACCAACAAACAACTACATTGGTTAACAATGGCTACCTTCAAACAGGTCAAATTCGTTACTTTACTCTTGAAGATAAGCACTTTGAATTGGTTAAATTACGTGAAACTTTGCCATTAAAAGGCAAGTTAAAACTTAGCAGCGTACTTTCCACTGGTTCAGTTACGGATATTATTACTGTAGATAATACATTTGATTTTACTCAAGATGTATCAGGGTTAGATCAAACAGCAGACCTTGAACCACAAGAATCAATTGCCCTTAAATTTACTTTGTATTCAGCATCTGGTCAGCAGGTAGGTCAAGAAGATTCATTTAACGGTTATCAACTTAAAGCCCTACCAGCCGTTCATCGTGAACGTATTTACACTTTACCGCTTCTTAACTTTGATTTTGAAGGCGATAAGTACAACATGACTACTGGTTATGAAGGTCGTGCAATGGATCGTTTAACTGCCTTAGAAACAGTTGAATCTAATGGCGACGTTATTATTTTGCAAGATTTTACTAATAACGAAAGCATTAGAGGAGTTATTGAAAGTCTTTCTTTCAGTAGAGAAACACCACCTGAGCGTAGATTTACTGGCTTTGGTGGCATCATTACCGTTCAATTCCGAACCGTCGTATAACAGATAGGGCATACTGCAAATGACCAGCACGGATTTAACTACCATTCTTTACAACGGTGTATTTACTGTTGGAGCAACTGCTACAGGCGTATGGTACGTTTTTAAGCATGGTGTTAAAAATGTTATGAAGCAAGAATTTGAAGACCTTCAGACAATTAAGCATGAGGTAACACCTAATTCAGGCGGCTCCCTTAATGATGCTATCCGCAAGCAAGTCATTCCAATGGTTGAGACTTTAGTTGAGCGTCAGCAAGAAATAGCAGTTGATGTAGCAGTCCTTAATGGCAGGTTTGAACAACACGTCAGGGAGCATAATGATTAACTCATTAAAGCAAAAGTATATCCACGAAACAACTGGTGATGTACTGACCTTTAGTGAGCAAGTATCATGGAAGATCCAAGGCATTATCCGCAATTGGTTCTTTGTAGTTCTATGGTCTGGTGTTACTTTTGTCTGGTGGCTTCAACCTACATGGTTTACAGACACACACGCATATATTAAATGGATGAATCTAGCCTCATGGCTAGCAGTAACCGTAGAACTTATCATTGGTATTGCCATGATAGGGCAGACTAAACGAGATGCTCTCATCATACGCCACATTCTCAAACTTGAGAAGCAAGAATTAGATCATTTGAAAGACATTATTGAGGATATGAATGACAACATATGAACCTAGATTTGGTGATTACGGAGTGGTTAAAACCAATGGTTTCTTTGGTTGGCTTATTCGTCTTGGTACTTTTTCTCGTTGGAACCATGTTGTTGTCTATGTCGGCAACGGAGACATTATCTCTGCTGATCCGCGTGGGATAAAGAAAAAGAAAGCCGCTGAGTATTCAAGTATTGCTTGGAACCAACATGAGGAACTAGATGACAATCAAAGGATGCAGATTGTTAACGCTGCCCTTGAGACTGTTGGCAAGCCATATGATTTTTTTACTATCATTGATATAGCCTTGCGAAGCCTTGGGCTTAAAGTATTGACCAAAGGAATTATTAGTCGTCTTGCTCAAAGCGATGGTTACATCTGCTCTGAATTGGTAGCCGAGTGCTACCGCAAAGGTGGGCTAGTCATTGCTGAAAAAGATTATTTGTGTACCCCAGGAGATTTGGCTGAGAGGTTGATCTGGCAATGAGCAGTGGCTTGGATATAGTCAACATTGCTCAGAAACAGATCGGCTTTATTGAAGGACCTAATAACGAAAATCCATATGGCACTTGGTATGGAATGCCTAATCAAAGTTACTGCGCCATGTTTGTTAGTTGGGTATTTAGTCAAGCCCAGTTGACAGCACTTGTTGCTGCTGAAACGCCCAAGGGATTTAGTTACTGCCCAGTAGGTTTGAGTTGGTTTCAGAAGCATGGACAGATAGTTCCTAAAGGAACGGGCCGTCCTGGCGACATTGTCTTCTATGATTTTTCTGGCAAAGGCATTCCTGAGCATGTCGGTATCCTTGAGAACTGCTCAACGGCAGGACTAACAGTCATTGAGGCTAACACCAGCCCTGACCATGCCACTGGCTCACAAGCAAACGGCATAGGCGTCTTTCGCCGTCATCGCCCTTGGCTAAACGTCATTGCCATTGCTAGACCCAATTACCCAACACCTGTCAAGCCTTCTGTGCCTACCAAGAACAAGATGCTAGCAACGGGAGTTGCAGGCGCAACTGCCCTTGGTGGTGGTGGAATGGCCCTGAGTAATAATCTTGGCTCATCTACGCCTAGCGTCAAGGCTCCAACGGTCATCGTAGCCCCGCCATTCCCTGGCACAGCAGCCTTTAAAGTGGGTTATAAGACTGCAGCAGCCCTAATTGTAGAGAGAGCCTTAGCCAATGCAGGATTGCTACCTCAGAATCAAATTTTAGGTACATTAACAGCAGAGGATCTAGCCCTCGTGCCTGTCTATCAGAGCAAATATCCTGGGCTTAAAAAAGAAAAGGGCATTGGCCCATTTACCTACTCGTCTATGACGGCAAAGGCTGGCTCATAATGCCATTTAAGTTTGATATGACAAACCCAAAAACTGCTGTACTTGGCGGTTTGGCTGGGTTGGTTACATGGAAAGCAAGCAATTTTGCCATTGATCCTGTACACTTAGGAATGGTTGCAACTGCTGTTGCTGCTGGTACTGCGACGCCAAAGCCTTATGGCTCACCGTTGCAAGATCCAGAGGCTACACATTCAGCCACTCCATATGTTGACAATGTAGAGGAAGAATAAATGAAAATATCATCACGCGAAAAAGCACTGTTTGAACATTACATTCTTGCAACAATTGCAAGCGGTGTAGCCATTTATCAAACTGGCAATCATCACCTAAAGGCTGTGGCATGGGCTGCTCTTGTTGGAGTAGTTGGTCCACTACTTGCTCGCATCAATCCTAATTCATTAGTGAACAAGGCTTTGCCTGTAGTTCACACACCAGTAGTTCCAGCATCTGCGCCAACTACAACTAAGTAAAACTTAATAGCAGTTAAACCGCCCTACCGTTAATTCGGTGGGGCGGTTTTTTTGTTTTCCCAATCTTTATTTACTTGGGTTTTAAGCCTGTGGCAATTGGCGCATAGTGTCTGTAAGTTAGATGGATCATTGTTTTCATGGTTGCCGTCTATATGGTCAACATCCAATTGACTTCTATGCTCAGCAATAAAACCACAAACTTCACAATGAGGTTTTTTAATTTTAGCGTGACGTGAACGATACTCGTTATATCTATTGCGACACGACCAACCAGTTTGTTTCTTTTTAAGACGGGTAGGTCCACACACTGAACAGATACCCGTGCGTGTAGCGGGATGTTTAAGAAGTAACCTGTGGTAAGGTTTTTCCATGTCCAAATTGTACCATAAAAATGCTTTTCCCGTAGGGCTATCCGCGTTGCCGCCCTATCGTATTGGCGCCCTTCAGGCGCCTTTTATTAACCGCCGTCGCTTCGCTCCGATTATACACACACTCCAAACCAATGGCGCAACTTGACACGCCAGTTGCATGACTTGACACGCCACGCATACCCATCTGCTACCCTTATCTCATGGCAGAAATAACAGTACAACATAGATCGTTTAGTTCATTCACATCATGGCTACGTTGCGGTAAAGCATGGCAACTAGAACGTGGTATGCAAGCACCTTCAGACCCAGCATGGTGGTTTGTTGGCGGATCTGCGTTTCACGCAGCGGCAGAGCAATATCTGCTACAACTATTTGAAAAAACCAAAGACGATTCTAAGACAGTAGAAATACCATTTTAATGCTTTCTTCTGACCTACGCTCACTTGGACCTATACGCGTATGCGTTTGTGGTTCACAATGGTGGAACGTCAAGGTTATGTTTGATGAAGATTATGAAGTGGGTCAGTACTTGACAGAGGCTACTTGCGTAGAGTGTAATAGTCTTGCAACTGTAGTTACAGAATTGGATAAGGAATAACATGGGAAAGAAACGCGCACAAATCATTACCAAGGCTGCCTTTGAGCAGGCTTTTGTTGAGGCTGAAATCCTTATGCGTAAAGCACTTGGCGACATGATTGCTAAGGAAATACTTAACGAGACTAATCCTGCTACGATTGTGGGACTTAAAAAAGCACAGGAAATAGTAGTTGGAAAAGAGATAGAATGAGTTGGGATAAGATTTGGCAGGATGCGTTTATAGCGCAGATTGCCGAACAAGAAACAAAGACTGGTACCAATCCGCAAGATTGGCGCCGTGGTGGACGTGCTTCTAAAGCCAACCCTGACAAGGAAAATGGCGCTTGGTGGGATGTCAATGGCAAGCAGATGTTCTTTAATTTCATCAACGCTTGGACTGAAAGTCAATTTGAAATTTGGGTAACGCCTCAAGGCATACCAGGAATTGAAATTGGTTTTAACCAATTGTTTGGTGAAGTTCCAATCAAAGGTTTTGCCGATGCAATTGTTACCTTACCTAATGGTGAGATAGCAGTGATTGATTTTAAAACAGGTTCATATACTCCTGACTCAGCAATGCAATTGGGTGTGTATGCCTGCATGATGGAAATGACTTTTGGTATCCGTCCGACTCGTGGCTACTTCTACTCTGCTCGTAAGGCAGAGTTTGAAGAAGCCTCTGGGTTGGATCGTTGGACCATACCTGTTTTTACAGAACTGTTTGCCCAGTTTGAGAGGGGCTTACAGGCAGAAATTTTTTTGCCAAATATTGGCATGGCATGTGGCACTTGCGGCGTAAAAGATTACTGTTACGCAGTAGGTGGACAATTAGCCCAGATTTACGACCCACTAGCAAACGCAAAGAAAGAAGGAAAGAAAAATGGCAGCAGCCGAAAGCACAAAGTTCCAAGTCAACTTTAAGTTGCACGACGGAACATTAATCAACATCTACGCACAAGATCAAAAGGAATTGGAAGCGTCATTGACGACTATCCAAGATACTGCAACTCTTATTGGAGCAACTGCTGGTTCACTAGGTGGCGGTAACGCCGCTAGTTATGTAGCCCGCTCATTTAACGCAGAAGTTGTAGGTACTGCACCTGCATTTACACCTGCTGTTATTGCTGAAGGACATTGTAAGCATGGTGCATTGGTATGGCGTGAGTCAAAGCCAGGCGCACCAAAGGAATGGAAAGGTTGGTTTTGCCCATCACCAAAGGGTACTCCCGACCAATGCGAGCCTAAGTTCGTAAGATAAACTTAGATGCTGTCACTACATCAAGCGGCAGCGAAAAGTACCAATGATTACGCACTACTGCCTGACCTATTCCCACCGCTAGCAGCGGAAGGGATTAGGTTTAGGCGGGGGCAACTAACTATGATTGCTGGCCAACCTAATGCTGGTAAATCTTTATTAGCCCTCTATATGGCAGTGCAGATGAAGGTGCCTACGCTGTATATCTCAGCAGATACAGATGGTTATACCACCGCGATTCGTTCTGCGGCAATGGTAACTGGGCATAGAGTTTCAAGCGTAGAAGAAGCATTTGCTAGTGGAACTGGACAAGATTTTTATGGTTCAGAACTAGAAAGCATTAAGCATTTACAGTTTGATTTTGCTCCATCACCTACACTAGATGAGATTGATTTATCCATACGAGCCTATGCGGAAGCATATGGTGAGTATCCACATATGATTATTGTGGACAACGCGATGAACGTTGTATCCCTACACAATGATGAATGGTCTGGCTTACGCGAAATTGCTAAGGCTATGCACCACATTGCTCGTGAGACGCAAGCAGCAGTAATGCTCTTGCACCATACCACTGAGAATGAGGGACGTCCTGATATTCCACCTGCTCGTAAAGCAATTCAAGGCAAGATTGCACAACTACCTGAAATGATTTTGACAGTGGCACTTGTGCCATTTACTGGTGAGTTTCGTGTTGCCTGTGTAAAGAATCGTTTTGCAAAGAATAGCGCCGACGGCAGTCAATACGTAACTTTATGGTCTGATGCAAGTAGAATGACACTATACCCAGATCGGGCAGCGTTATCTATTGGAACCACATGGAGTAACATTGAGTAAGATCATTGAGTTAAACAAAGATGAAGTACGTGTTTGTACTAATCTTGCAACAGAGCGTTGGCTTACTAAGTTTGGCTCAATTGATAGACCAAACTATGCTGAAGGCAAAGCCGCTGGTCGTTTGGAACATGAGTTGTTAGCCAATGTCAGGGCTAATATCTCTGAATGGGCAGCAGCAAAGACTTACAATCAAACTTGGTCCGTTCCCTGGTACCCAAATGAATTGCATCCAGAGCGTAAAAACCTTGCCGATGTAGGTAGTAATTATGAGATACGCACCGTCCGTACTCGTGATGCTATTCCTTTTTGGAATAAAGATATAGATAAAGTAATTATCGGCACAAAGATTTTAGATGAAGAATATTATAGTCAGGTAGAAGTTTACGGAAAGTTTAACCCGTTTCAATTTATGAATGATAAATACCGTGATGAAAGCATTGGCGGTTGGCGAGTACCAGTATCGGAGTTGAAGCATGAGTAGTTACGGTAAGCGTAAAGGTTCAGCATTTGAGACTGGAATCTTAAAGTTTCTACGATTAAAAGGTTTGATGGCAGAGCGTTTGCGTCTTGCTGGCAAAGATGATGAGGGTGATATTGTCTGTATGGTTGCAGGTCAGCCTTATATCTTTGAATTAAAAGCAACGGCAAAGATGGATCTGCCACAATTTTGGCGAGAGGCTGTGGCTGAGGCAGCCAACTATGCCAAGGCTAGAGGGATTGATCCAGCGCCACCTGCATATGTCATCGTCAAAAGGCGTATGGCATCGCTGGATCAGTCTTGGGTCATACAAGATTTAAACCAATGGTTGAAGGTGACAGGTGGTATTGAAGCCTGATCTAGCCACAGTGCTAGAACATTACGGTGTACGCATTATGCACCGTCATGGCTGGATACCATGTAAGTGCATCATGCACGACGACAGTCATGCTAGTGCCGCTTACAACTTAGATACGCAAGGATACAATTGCCTTGTATGTCAGGTGTTAGGTGATGTATATGATGTAGTATCGCGGATGGAAAACATAAAGGAGTTTAAAGATGTTAAACGCAGAGCAGAAGAAATCGCTCACGGAAGCAGCAGAACGATATTCCAGCAATCTAACACCACAGGCTCTCTCCTACCTAGAGGCACGCGGCATAACCAAGGAGATAGCAAGCAAGTACCTTCTTGGAAGCGTCGTGGAGCCTAGTGCTGGGCATGAACATTCCACTGGCAGATTAAGTATTCCGTACTTTACGCCGACTGGTGTAGTGGGAATGAAGTTTAGGACGATAGATGATGGCACTCCGAAATACCTTTATCCAACTGGTCAAAAGGTCGGGCTATTTAACGTTAATGATCTTCACATATACTCTGACGTTATTGCCATTTGCGAAGGAGAGATTGATACGATTATTCTTTCGGGCATCGTGGGCATACCATCTGTCGGTGTTGCGGGAGTATCTCAATGGAAGCCTTGGTTCCCAAAGTTATTTGAAGGCTACACGCGTATTCTTATATTTGCAGACAATGATGTTAAAGAGGACGGGCGTAACCCTGGCCAAGAACTTGCTAAAAGAATAAAGGAAGACTTAGACAAAGCAACTGTAGTTATGTTGCCTGATAATCAAGACGTCAATGAAGTGTTTCTTGACCAAGGCGTTGAATGGTTCTATGATAGAATAAAGGCATGACAACTATAGCCGCGATTGAAGGCCCAGACTGGGTCATGATCGGGGCTGATTCTCAATCCTCTAGCGAGGATGGCTTTAGTATCAACATACCCAATGGCAAAGTATTTAAAAATAACAATCTTGTATTTGCTATGGCTGGGTCAGTACGCGGTATTAACATTCTTGAACATGATTTTATCCCGCCAGTACCTAATGGTAAAGACATAGATAAGTACGTTACTAGGCAACTCATTCCAGCAATTCGTAGATCTTTCTTGGATGCGGGCTATGAATTTAGCAAGGCTGACTCAGCCGTTGAGCATGACAACATTATTATTGTGGCAGTCAAAGGTAAAATTTATTGCATCAATGAGGACTATTCATGGGAGCGTAACGCCGACAATCTTTATGTAGCAGGCAGTGGCGAGAAGTTCGCTCTTGGTGCCATGACTGCGCTGGGTGGTGGGACGTTGATTGATGATCCAGTTAAGGCTCGCAAGATTATTACAAAGGCGCTGCAAATTGCCAGCAAGTATGATTCATTTACTGGCGGAAAGATAACAGTTAATCTTATTCAGGAAGCCAAGTGAATGCCCACCTTTATGTATGGGCCAAAAGATGGCGCACAAGTGCCAGAAATTTTTTGGGTGTTGGATCAGATTGAAATGGTTCAGCGTCTTACCAATGGCAAGCGTGTGGTATACTGTTATGAATTAAATGAAACAGATAAAAACTATTATTTTAGAGGGCAATTCAACGACGATCTAGGGGGAGAGAATGAGTGAGCGAGGATATGGAAATAGCGTTAAAGTTATTGACCGATTTGGGATTCAACATAGTGAAGATTCAAAACCCAAATCAAATCACAATTCAAATCCCACCTTTGCATCCGCAGTCTGGGAAGTGATGGATGAAATTGGTAATCTCCTTATTACGAAGCAGTCGGACTATGGTCCAGGTAATGTTAATAACGCTTTTGGTGGGCCTATCAACGGTCTTCTTGTACGCATTGGCGATAAGTTTGAACGTCTCAAGAATCTTTACAAAAACAAAAACGTCCCGAACCATGAGTCAATTCAAGACTCGTTCAAAGACATGGCTAACTACGCAGTTATCGCGCTGATGGTTGAAAGAGGCACCTGGCCTAAAAATGATTGAAATTAAAATGTCTCATGGCGACTTATCTTTTGCCACGATTGAAGCAGTTGCTCGCTTTAATTACAACAGGGCAAAAGGTAATGACGCATCTCAAGGCCATGCTCCTACATGGGTTGAGCAAGTAGCACGTGAGATTAGCGGTTGCTTAGGTGAGATTGCCATTGCTAGATGGCAGGATAAATATCCATTTGCTTTGTTTGAAGAACGTAAGATGGGCGATGTTGGAGAATTTGAAGTACGCACAACTGCCTATTCCACTGGTAAATTACTTATTAATCATGATGATGATCCATCTCGTAAGTACCTTTTAGTAACCTTGCCTACCCACTATACCGCCTGTATTCATGGCTGGATGTATGGCTATGAGGCACAGACACAACAGTTCTATAACACAAGTATGCGTGCGCCAGTCTTTGCAGTACAACAACAATACCTTAAGCCACCTGAGACGATCTATGGATAACTGGGTAGAAGAAGCAGCCGACATTGCGACACAGGTAGCCCGCACTGTTCATAGAAAGTATCACACTTATTTTGACGTGTCTGATGTGCGTCAAGAGTTAATGGTCTGGGTATTGCGCCGCGATAAAAAGGTTCAGCAGTGGCTTAACCATGAACAATCATCCGAGGAATACAAGGGTGGCGTTAAGCAATTGGGTAAGACTTTATCTAGGCACGCGGATCGTTACTGTCGCAAGCGCAAGGCGCAATCTCTGGGCTATGCCATTGAAGATGAGGCTTACTACTCACCCATCACACTCTCGGAATTACTTCCGTTCGTGTGGTCGGACGTCGTTGAAACACGCGACGCTACCAAGCCACGTGTATCTGGTGGTGGCAATCCCGCTGAAGGTGGCAACTATGTTGTGCAATTGCTAGACATTCGCAAGGCGTTAGCCAAGTTGGATGAGATGGATCGGGATGTTTTGCAGTTAAAGTTTGAGCATCAACTTACCTTTAGCCAGATAGCAGAGGAATTGGAAGTCAGCGACACCACCGCACACCGCAAGGTGGATGGTGCTTTGCGTAGGCTTAACAACCATTTAGGTGGGCAGTCACCATTTACAGCAGAGGTGCCAGAAGATGACGTATGAGAAGCCAATTCACCATCCAGACTGCTATACTGAGATACGTAAGTCATTGGGTCATTCATATTATGAACTAATATGGAACTGTGTGGATGAATGTAAGTTGGGAGTATTAAATAATGAGTGAATTGATGTTTACTGTTACCTGTAATTGTGGTGTAAAAATTACTGGAATAAATGAAAAAGGTTTAAGAAAACTACTGACCAGGCATATAAATGAAGGACAAATACACGCTTGTTGGAAAGCCTTTTACGACGTAAGAGAAGAAACAGAATTGGAAAAGTTGTTAAAACTTGGTAAGACTATGTTTGATGAACCATTGGGTGAGATATGAAATTCAAACCTTGGGTAAGACCAAAAGAATTAACCCTTGAAGATTTGGCATGGGCAATGTTTGAAAAGGTTACTTTCCTAGAAGCACAAGAGTTTGCCTATGAACTAGGCTATGAGATAGTAATTAGGTGGGATAAATGAAGATAGTATTCTTTCATGGCATAACAAGTTACTGGGGTTTTGGTATTGACTATGACCCGCATGATCGTGCCTTTATGATGAATGCTTTTCGTTGGTACATTGGCTTTGAGATTTGGACTAAGTAATGCCTAGTTATGAATACAGATGCGCCAAGTGCGCCACGCAATATGAGGTAGAGCGTAGTATCCATGCCGAGGCATCGGATCCGATATGTTGTGATACGCCTATGAACAGAGTATACTCAGCACCGCCTGTTAGGTTTAATGCATCGGGCTTTTATAGCACCGATAATCCTAAGAGATAAGTTTGCCAAAGGGGAAGTTGGCAATACAAAAAGCCCGCCGCGGATAAATCTCCGAGACGGGCTTTCTGTTTGCCGCTTCAAGCCTGGAAGGGTTAGCGAGCGGCAGACCTTAGTTTGTTCATCCATTCTATACAAGCATCCACGTCTTCATCTAACGTGAGATAGCCATACAGTTCTGTGTTATCTAGCCATTGGGTAATGCCAAGTTCGCGTAGTCTTCTACTGAAGATAACATATTCGTAGTCATCTGTTCCATCAACATACTTGATCTTTGGGAGTGTGTCTTTACGGATGAGATATGTACAGTGAACGACGTCACACTTGATAAGCCCTCTGACTTCGCCGTTAAGGATACGATAATACGCGAAGTTATCTTGGTAGTAACCAAATGGGTTTGCAATGTTGTGGTAGTTGGCATAAGGCTTATGTTCCTCTTTCCCTAAAGCGTAGCGGATAAGGGGTGCCACCACTGGTTGATTATATGATACTAGTTTCTTAAGCGTGTGGGGTAATACAAAGTTGTCCACGTCGCAGGTGTAGTAGAAGTCTGTCTCCCAGAAGCGTGCCTTATCTATGCCTTCCTGGCGAAGCGCTCCCAGCGCTTTAAACCGAGTTGGATTCCATTCATGTACGCCAAAGTCTTGTACAGGCGTGGCTATGTCGGAATCATCTACTTCAATTGAAGCCCACTCATACAATGATCTGTCGCTTTCATAAGTAAATGGGCTTTCACGACGCACTTGCTGATCGTCTATCCAACTGTGGATAACATTCGCAGTTGCATCGTTATTGTTATTGGTTCTGAAATATAGATAGATCCTGTCGCGTGGGTAGTCTATGTTGTCTAGGTTCTGTTTAAGCCATTCAGGCAGGATCTTTTCTTTATCCTTTGCCAAGATATGTATCAACACCTTTGGCTTTTGTAATTCCATCAGTAGTATCCCTTCCTGTTTTCGTTGCGCAATGCCGCGCAAGCATCATTATGCCAGTGAAGTTTGATATAAAGCAAGCCCCATCGGATCTGTGTCTGCCAATTAGTCTTGTAATCAGTACCCATTACTTGATACTTCTCTGCTGGCCAAGCCTGTGCTATGCCCAGCGCACCGCCGTTTGTATTGCGTGCCTTGTAATTCCAGTGGCTTTCAGCCGTCCAGAGTTTATCCAGACATACCCACTGCTCACGCGTGGCGCCTTGCTGGTTATACAAGGCTCTGGCGTAGTGCTTAGGCGTCTCCAGATGGTCATGAACAGCCTCACAAGGGCAGAAGAAGCCCGCAAGTACACCGACTAGTATTAGGAAGCCAGCCCCGACTGTTCGTCGTCTGTGAATGTATTTTTTGTCCTTGAGAAATATGTGACGTGTAATTGGTTTGGCCTTTCTCTCTTGGCGATATAGGTGGGAATAATTCCCTCATCGTCCGCGGCTTGCCTTACAATAAATTCCCACTTGTTAGAATCTTCTGGTCTTAGTCCAACTGCCTTGCGCCTTTCAAAGGGTAGAGATGCGGCATAAATGCCATGATCTATGGTTGCAGCGTCATCCATAGCGTATTCTATACACTTATCGTTGGCAAATAGTGGGCAACGCTGACATGTACGGATGGCAAATATCGCTTTGTCTACAAATTCTTGCCTATCATTATCACTGTGTGTGCGCAGGGAAGTGGCATCAGGGAACCACAATTCAGGATCATACTCGGCGCATAAGGGCTTATCTC